CCAGCAGCACCGGTGTCACCCTTCGGGCCAGCAGCCCCGGTCGCGCCAGCAGCCCCGGTGTCACCCTTCGGGCCAGCCGGACCACCCGCAGGACCAGGAGGACCAGCCACGACCGGCGTGATCTCAACGATCAACTCACCGGACAGCGCCTGAACACCAACTACCTCGACCAGGGCGGTGGAGACCTCCACCGACTCGGGCACGGTGGCCAACTCGCACGCGACCACGTCGACAGGTGCGGTGATGGTGTCGACGTCCGGGCCGTCTGGAGTGTCGACGACGGTCAGGTCAACCATCGTCGGTATCCGTGCCGACTTCCGTGACCTCAGGCACCACGATGATCCGACCGGCCGCGATCTTCAACCGGACCGACCCGTCCGGCGCCGAGACGAACACGTCGTAGCAACCCGTCGTCCAGCCCCACGCGGCCGAAGCCTCGGCGGGCACGCCGAGGGTCACGACACCACCTGTGTTCCCCGCGGTGAGCTGCTCATCGGTCGGGGTACTGGACCAGTCTGCGAGGAGGTCACCGCCCGGGGCGGTCCGGGCCTGAGCCCGGACCACCCACGTGTCCGGCAACGCCTCACCATCGACGGTCACTGCCCACCCACGGGACCACGTAGACCCCGCCAGGATGGTCAAGTCTCGGGGCTGCAATTCACTCCCCTCCGCCACCGGGAGCGTCCGGGGCGGTCGCAGCAGCCAACGCGGCCTGCGCCGTCAACGACACCTGCAACGTGCCCGGCACCGGCGCGATGACCGCCGGCGCCGCAGGCTGCGGATGCACCATGCCCGACCAGAGCTGGGTGCCGTCGACGAGCGAGACGGTCAACCCGAACGGGGAGCCGGCGGCCCACCAGGTGGTGTCCTCGGTGATCGTCGCCGGGAACACGGCGACGTGCTCCTCAGCGAGATCAGGATCAGTCCACAGCGTGACGGTGTCGCCGACCCCGTTGACGGGGGCGTCGACGATCAGGGTCTGGCCGTCAACTACGACGGTTGCGCTGGGGCTTGGTAGCTGCGTGGGCATCGGCTCTCCCTGGGTAGGAGTGGTCTGCGAGGTGGGACATGAACGCCGACGTCAAGACGCCGACCCGGTTGTTTCCGCGCTGGGAGATCACCGCGGTGACGATCACGCCGGCCAACGTGACGAACTGCGTCAACGCGAGCCCGGCGAACGACCATTTGGGGTCCTGGCCGCTGGCGTCGGCCAGCAAGGACGCGGCCAGGCACACGACGGTCATTGCTTGTAGGTGGGTGCGCCCTTGGAGCCGAGCAGCCACCCGGCCCGCGGCGACACCCACGTCTCGAAGACACGGACCGCCACGTACCACAGCGCGGACGCGACGGCTGTGGCGACGGTGGTGACCTGGCCTGCGGTGAGGCCGAGCCACCGGGACGTGAGGGCGATGATGAGCCCGGCGATGAGCGGCGTGATGGTCCGGATCACGGACCCGCGGAGGTCGGAGGGGATGGTCATCAGCGCACCCGCAGCCGCTGCTTGGGGCTGATCCGGTACGGCGCCCGCAGGTGGTTGAGCGTCGCGACCCGGCGCCACGTGGTGTGGGCTCGGCGCGCGATCTTCGTGAGGTTGTCCCCACGCCGCACGGTCACGTAGGTGGCCCTCGTCCGGGCCGGGTGTTTGGTGACCGGCTGCACGAGGCGCCTCGCGGGAGTGGCGGTCGGTGCCTTGGCCGTGGGCTTCGTGGCGGTCGGCACCGTGGCCCAGCAGTGGAGGTAGACGCACAGTTGCGCGGGGGGTCCGTAGAACGCGTCGTGGTCGATGACGCCGCCGCCGTCGGAGTACTGGAGCATGACGACGCTGAGACCGCCGTAGCCCTGCCAGGCGGTGCCGGTGTGCCCGGGATACTTGCCCGAGTAGAGGTAGCGGGCGTTCCACAGCTGCACTCCGCCGATCCCGGCGAGCTTCGGCTTCCCGATCTCGGTCCAGTAGGTGCGCGGGACGTACAGCAGGGTGACCTGGCCGCCGAGGGCGCGGTAGGCGCGCACGAAGCCGGTGATGTCGGCCGCGGTGCACTTCCCGGCCCACTCACAGTCGACCGCGAGAGGGATGGCGCGCCCGACGGCCGCGTACGCGTTCCTGGCCTGCGCGGCCACGGACCCGTGGGCGAGGAAGTGGTAGGCGCCGAACGGCAGCTTCGCCGAACGCGCGTTGGTGAGGTAGGTGGCGTACTCGGGGTCGCGGTAGGTCGTCCCCTGGGAGGCCTTCGCGACGACGAACTGCGAGTGCTCCTGTGCGACCTGCTGGGGGGACTGGTAGTGGCTGACGTCGTTCCCGAGGGCCACGGTGATGATCGCGGTCACCGCGGTCGCGATGCCGGCCACGCTCACGTGGCTCTTGCGGATCGTCAGCCGGCGACTCGGGGTCGCCGCGGCAGTACTCATGCATCCTCCTGTGGTGGGTGTACGGCAGGGAGCGGTCAGTCGTCCGGTGTGGCCTCGTAGACGCCGGACGCGGTCAACACGACGCCCGTGTCAGGGGCGATCGGGTGTGTGCCGTCAATCCGCGCGGCCGGCGCCGTGCCGTCCCAGGCGCCCGCGAACACGGCCTCGGCGCCGTCTCCACCGGCGGGCACGGCGACGGCACCAGACCAGGTAGACCCGTCGGCACCGAACATGACCCAGGTGCCGACGACGTCGTGTCCGGTCGTCGACCCGGCCAGGGCCAGGGCGGGTGCGGGGAGGGTGAAGGTGAGTTCGCTGATCGACGGGTCGGTACCGAAGGTGACCTTCAACGACCAGTGGACTTGCGTACCGACCTTGTGGTATCGGCCGACGGCGGTTCCTCCGTCTCCCAGGTCGACGGTCCCGGACGGGCCGAGGCCGGGGTTGTCGTTGTCCGCGGACCACCAGTAGTCGTTGAGCTTCTGGTCGGTGATCTTCGCCCCGGGCGCCCAGGTGAGCATCGTTTCAGCCCTCTCTCGCGATGATCGCGACGTCGGTGATCTCGACTGGTTCGCCGGCCACGTGGGCCCTGGCGACCGTGCCTCGCTGGCCCCTGCCGACCACGGTGTGCGCCCCATCGATCGGGGCGGACACGGTGACCACCTCGCCATGCCACGTCCAGTCGCAGGGGTAGTCGTCCGGGTCGGTGGTCGCCGGCCTCGACGGGACGACGGTCCCGCCCGTGGTCTTGGTGCCGAGCGCGGTTCCGGCGGTGATGGTCGCGTCACCAAAGCCCACCCGCGCGACCCCGACGACACCAGCCGTGGGAGGCGCGGGCTCGAGGGCGAGGGTGAACTTCTGCGAGGGGCGCCCGTCGGTGATCGTGGTCTTCTCAACGATCTGCCGGACAACACCGGTCCACTGGGAGATGCCGAACACCCCGGTGGGCACGTTCGTGATGGTGACCATGTCGCCGGGGCGGAGCTCGGTGAGCTCGACGAACAGGTCGGTGTGGACGGCGTGGACGACGTCCACGGTGATCGACCGGATCCGGAGCTTGTCGGCCTGGTCGAGGAGCGTCTGAGCTATCGCCGAGGCCGCGGAGGCGCTGGCGGCGCAAGTCGAGACGGTGTCGTCGGCGCCGGCCGCGGTCGCCGAGGCCCGGATGGTGACCTGCCCACCGGGCCAGGTGGCGGTGAGGGTGGCTGGGGTGTCGTCGGCGCCGGTGCCCCACACGAGGGACTGGGGTCCGTCGTCGTCTTCGCCGAGGACGATGGTCGCCGCGGGGGGTAGGTCGGTGTCCATGAACCAGAGGGCGTTGTTGGGTTGGGCGGTCAGGACGGCGCCGACGGTCCGGGCGAGCTCGGTGAGGACCGTGAGCGCGGGGCGCTGCCCGGACCGGGGCCGGATCACGGGAACGGACGCGACGACCGTCCCGGGGAGACCGTTGACGTCGAGCACCGCGGGGTCGTACACGATCTCTTCGAGCCAGGTGACGGAGTCGATGACCGTGTTGGTGCGCCCGCCGGGGGCGAGCTGGGGGTAGACGCTGTCGCCGTGGGTGGCCCACACGGGGCCGATCTGGACGTCCGCGCACAGCTCCTGCCGGCCGGGCGTGCGGGGGTTCATCCTGCCCCCGGCGACGATGTATCGGGTCCCGCGGGAGTCGAGGTTCGATCCCGGCCACCCGTACTGCAGGCCGTCCTCGGTGACGAAGTCGGTGTCCCACTGGTCGGAGTCGTTGAGGAAGCTTTTGATCATCGCGCAGCGCCATGTGCCGTCAGCGGCCTGCGCGATGGCGTCCTCGACGAGGACCAGCCCGGAGGGGTTCCGGAGTTGCAGCTTGGTCGGCACCTATCGCTCCCAGGTTCGGTCGTGGTCGATGCGTGCGCCCATGACGTCGGACCAGCCCGCGGCCTGCGCGGCGGCCCAGGGGGTGACCGCGTACCGGTCGAGGGGGAGCCGGTCGAGGTGCTCGTCGACGTGGCAGCCGCCGGAGTTGTCGAGTAACCGGGCGAGCTCCTGAGGCCGGGCCGCGATGTACGCGTGGGTCCGGAGCGTCGACACGCACCGGGCCAGTCCGGGGGCGACGGGCTCGGGCGGCTTGAGGTGCTGGCCGCCGAGGTAGATGAGGTCCCACCCGGCCGGAGGCGTCAGGTGGTCGACACGTGCCCAGAAGTCGGGGGTGGGGATGGCGTCGTCTTCGAGGACGAGGAGCGGGGCGCGTTCGGCGTGGGTGAGGATGGCGCGGTGGGACAGGTAGCAGCCGACGGCTCCGGCGAGGTGCCTGCGCGCTGGGGCGCAGCGCAGGAGCGCGCCGTCCACGGCGGCCATGGTGACGATCGACAACGGCGGCTCGCTGGGGTCCCAGCGGGCACGGAACTCGGCTAGACGGTCTCGGCGCCTGGGGAGGTTGATGACGACCGCGGACCCGACATCCATGGTCAGTACCCGCTGCCTGCGTCGTACAGGACGCCCAGCTCCCAGAGGAACCGTCCGGACGCGGACCACCCGGAAGCGATGACGCGCCACTCACTGGAGGGGAAGTTCGCCGGAGGGATACGCCACCAGATACCCGCGCCACCGAACTGCGAGTCCTGGAGCGGGCACACCACGACCGTCCCCGCGGAGTTGTCGTCGCGGGTGAAGTCCAGCGCGGTGGGGAAGTTCACCGCTCCCTCGGCGGGGATGGTCTGAGCGGTTCCGGTTGGGCGGAGCGCACACGCCACGGAGGTGGCCGGGCGCATGTCTGCGCCGAGGGCCACAGTGCGCTGGTCGGGGTTCAGGCCTCGGTTCGTGAAGGTCTGGGCGGTGTCGCCGTCGTCCCACGTCCACATGTCCAGCGGCCTGGCTTCGGCCCTGGCGGCGTGGCGTGCCTGGAGGGTGAGGGGCGTGTCCAGCGGGGTTGAGGACAGGATCCCGAGGACGTCGGACGCGGTGATGGTGACGGTGCCCTGCTCGGCGGATTCCCCCCAGGCGGGGACCCACGCGGTGACCCATCCGCGGTACCGGTCCTGCGCGTCGTCTCCGCGGGTGGTGACGACACGGATGGGGACGCCCTTGGCGACGTGCGGGTAGTGGGGGGACAGGGGGTTGTCGGGGGTCCAGGGCGAGATCCCGGTGGTTGGGTCGGGGACGTTGACGAGGGTGATGCTGAGCGTGGACGGCTCGGTGGGGTTCTTGCGGCTGGAGCCGCCTTGGATGAGTTCGTATCCGGTGTCCCAGTCGACGTCGCCGGACACGTCGACCCAGGTTCCGCCGAGCTGGAGGAGGACGCTGATGGAGTCCCAGCCGGTGCTCACGCGTGGGCTCCGGCGAGCGCCGCCCACTGGTCGCGGGTGATCTCTCCGCGGGAGATGCCGGTGCGGATGGTGTCCATGAGCTGCCGGGCGGAAGACGGGTGGTTGACGACGACGTTGATGTTGGCGCTTGGGCCGTGGGCGCCGTCGAGGGGGGTGACGGATTCGTCGTGGCCTGCTTCGCCGAGGAGCGCGAGTGTGCCGCCTGGGCGGGCGTGGACGATTCCGCCGTGGGCGAGGTGGGGGATGTGGGGGAGGAGCCGGAATGCGGGGATCTTGGGTACGCCGGGGATGCCGGTGTCGACTCCGTCGGACTTGGTTTTGTCGGCGATCCAGTCCCACGTGTCGATCATGAAGTTGATGACGGCCTTCCAACTGTCCATGATCGGCTTGAAGATCGTTGACCCGACCGTCCGCACGTAAGACCACAGCGTCGACAGGAACCCCATTATTTTGCCGAAGTTGTCGTGAATCACGACCGCGGCCAGACCGATCGGCCCAGTGATCAGAATCGCGATCAGCCGCCAGTGGTCCTTGAAGAACGCGAAGACCCACTTCGCGACGGCTACGACGAACCCGATCGCGGCGCCAACGGCCTTCATCGCACCCTGCACGATCATCCGGAACGTCCCGCTCTTCTGGTAAGCCAGGACCAGGGCGGCGACAAGCGCGATGATCCCCGCGATGATCCACGTGATCGGCGACGCGAGGAAAGCCGCGTTGAGCCCCCACGTCGCACCCGTCGCGACCTCGGTGACGGTGGTCTCCGCGGCCTGCGCCGCCGCCATGGCGGTCGATGCCGCGGCGGACGCGAGTTTCCGCGCCGAGACCATCTCCATGACCGTCCCGAACACGGACAGCGCCGTGCCGGCCATCATCACGGCGCCACCGAACTGGTTCCCGAACTGCCCGATCGTGTCCGCGAGCTCGGTGCCGAGGACCTTCACCCGGCCCGTGAACGAGTCGACCGCCGCGGACGCCTGGCCTGACACCTTCTGGGAGAGCTGGTCGAGGGCGTCGTCCATGGAGTGCGAGGCCTTCTGCGCCTCCATCTGGGCGTCAGCGACCTCACCGGTCGACGCCTTCTGCTCACCCTGGGCCTTCACCAGGTCAAGGGCAGCCTTGTCGGCCTTCACCTGCGCTGCCGTCGCAGCGTCGTGGGCCTTGGACACCTGCGCCTGGGCTGTGGCGATGTCGCGGGCGGCCTTCGTGCGGGCGCGAGCGGCGGACGTCTCAGCCGCCGCGAGAGCCCGGGTCGCGTCGTTGACCTTGCGGTTCGCGTCGGAGATCTTCTGCTGTGCCGCGACGACCAGGTCGCTGCCCTCGACGCCCTTCTTGTCGGCGTCGGCCTTGGTCTTCGCGAGGTCGTCTGCCTGCCGCTTCAACTCCCGCTGGTGCTGGGTAGCTTCGTCGAAGGTGAGCTGTGCCCGCTCGCGTTCCTCCATCGTGGCCTTCGGGTCGTTCATTACCTTGTTGAGGTTGTCCTGCGCTTCCTGGACCGACAGGGCACTGTCCCGCTGGGACAGGGCCATGTCCTCGGTCTGCTGCTGGAGGTCCTCCAGTTGGCGCTTGGCCGCAGCACGGGCATCGGTTAGGTCCTGCTGGGCCTGCCGGCCGTCCTGCTGGGCCTGCGCGAGGGTCTCCTCCGCGGAGGTGACCTGGGCGTCCGCGGATGCGATCTCCGACGCCGCGGTCTCCCTGGCCTGGGTGAGGCGCTCCTGGGCCTCGGTGACCTTCGTGGTCGCATCGGTCTCGGACTGCCGGGCAGCGGTGAGGCGGTTCTGTGCGGCCTCCACCGCGGCCGTCGCCCGCTGCTGGTCGCGCTGCGCGGTGGTGAGCTTCGCGTTCGCCGCGCTGGAACTCTCGACTTGGATGCCGTAGAGCTTGAACAGCTTCGTGTTGCCGTTCATCGCCTTCGCGACCTTGCCGGCAGCCTCCTCCAGCGAGGTGTGTGAGGCCGCGGCTAGGTCGGAGACCAGCTTCATCCGCTCGAGTGCCTTGGCCGGGTCGTTCGTGGCCTGGGTCAGGACCCGCAGCGCCTGCTGCGTGTCCCCCGCGGAGTGCGCGTAGCCCTCGTTCGTGGAGATCGCCTTTTCGATCTCGTCCTTGTAGTCGCCGACGCTGTTGCCGGTCGCGTCGATCGCGGCCTTGAGCTGCGCCGCAGCCTGCGCCTCACCGGACCCCGCGGCCTGAAGGGCGACGCCCATGCCGGTCATCACGCCACCCGCGGCGGTCAGCTTCTGGCCGACCCCGGACCCAGCCTCGGAGAACGAGTTGAGACCGGAGGTGGCCTTGTCGATGATCGAGCCGAACTCGCCGCCGATGACCCCGCCGAGGTTCCGGACGGCGTTCCCTGCCCGCGACGACATGGACTCGACCTGCTGCCCGGTCTTCCCGGCCTTGGCGCCGACCTTGTCCATGGCGGTGCCGGCGGACACGTCCTGGCCGAACAGGCGGACCCACACATCAGCCATGGCGCGTGTCCTTTCGGTCAAGTTCGATGGCGGCGTCGACGTACCAGGCCCACCTGTAGAGGGGGAGCCGGTCGACGTTGAACGGGGTGATCCCAGACCCGGGGATGTGTTGCTGGATCGGGATCAGCCAGCGTGCGATGGACTCTCCGACGTCGTCGAAGGGGCACCGGAAGGGCCCGGCACCACTCCCTCACCGGCACCGTCGTCGTCGGCGGGGTCGTCGTCCTCGCGGAGGAAGTCGATGCCCTGGAGCTTCACCCGGCACGCTTCCCCGAACGTGATCTTCTCTCCGGCGGCGCGGCGCGACAGGAACACAGCCACGGCGGTGAAGATGATGCCCTCGTCGGGGTCCTGGCCCTCGTCGTCGTCGACGGGCTCGCCAGCTTTCCGCGCGGCCTTCGCCTTGGCCTTCGCGGCGTCCGCGCGGCGCTGAATGTCCTGGAGCATCTTCAGGCCGATCCCGCCCGAGACGATGCTCTTGGACTGCTGCTTCAACTCCATCAGGTGGAGGAGCTCCGCGGTCTCAGGGCGGACGGGGTCGTACTCACGACCGTCGATGACGATCTTCACGTGGCTCTCCTGTCGAGCTTTCGGGCGATGATCCTCATGGATGCGTCGATCTGGTTCCGGGACCTGTCGGCCAGCTTGGCGACGACCTCCGACCACCAACCCGGGTCAACCTGCTGGGTGACCCACTTCCACTGGTCGCGGGTCTCGGTGGACCGGGCGTGGACCGGGTGACGGAACTTCCCCCGGTCCATCCCGTACAGATTGATCTTCCCGGGGCCCTGCGCCTGCCGCCGAGACAGCGAGATGGTGATCGACGGGTTCCGGGCGCTCGTCTTCCGCTGGGTACGGAACGACGCGCCCGCCACGTACTCGGCCAGGCCCCCCGCGCGGGGAAGGTGCGCGCGGGCCGAAGCGCGGGCTTCGTCCCGGACGGGCCGCGCGGCGGCGCTGATCGCCCGGGACAACTCCCGTGTGAGGTCCTTGGCGCCCGCGTCCTTCAACGCCCGGGACAGGGCACGGAAGTCCTGGGCGCCTTGGACCTTCACATCCACCAGACTGGTCAGATGGCGGTATCGGCGGTGCGGCAGGCGACGTAAAACGCCTCGTCATCGTCCGCGTCGAGCGCCACGGTCGTCTTCAACTTCGCGACCGTGGGGGCGCCGTCGTCGGTGGGGTCGGGGATCGCGCCGTCGTCGACGAGGAACGCGGGGACGCACAGCTGGAGCGTCTCGAGCCCGGTGGACAGGGACCCGGCGGTGTGGGCGATGACGATCCCGACGGGGGTCTGCTCGCGGAGCGCGTCGACGAACGTCTGGTCAACGTAGTAGACCTCGGCCTCGAACGTGGCGGTGCGGGCACCGAACCGGGGCCGACGCCGGCCGCCGACGACCCACCCGGAGTCGTCGATCTTGTTCGCCACGGACAGCTTCCAGTTGCGGACCTCCGCGAGAGGCGATCCGCCGGTGGCCAGGGCTGTCGCGGTCGGGGGAGTGATGGTCCCGCCGAGGCTCACGCTGCCGGCCCAGGACGTGTAGAACCCGGTGTAGGCGGGGTCCTCCCACTCGACGAGCGCGGTGTCGGTGTCCAGCGCGAGGGCGTCGAGCGTGGCCTCGAGGATCAGCTTCTCCGCCGACGGGCACTCGATCGACCAGTCGGACACGGTGCAGCCGCGGAGCGTGTAGGGATCGACGGTTCCGGTGTCGTCGGAGCGGACGATTCCGAGCTGCGCGGTCAGCGACGGAAGGACCGTCCCGCCCAGGCCCGAGGAGTAGAGCTGCTGGTAAGTCGTGGAGCCCTCACCGGGGACCAGGGTCGACTGGCCGTTGCCGAGGCACGCGTTGAGGAGCGTGCCCATTCCGGTGGTGACGGCCTCGATGCTGATGACGGGCTTGCCCTGGCCGTAGCCGGGCTTGCGGCGGTCGGCGCGGGGGAAGTTCCGGGCGGGGCGGAGCCCAGCGCCCTGGATGGGCTTCTGATCCCACGCGATGCTGCTCTTGGAGAGCATCTCGAAGGACCGGAAGGTCGCGGCCTTCGTGCCGTACGCGACGGCCTCAGGCCCGGCGACTAGCTGATGATCGGTGAGGTTGGCCACGATGGCGCTCCTTAGGGCATCCGCGCGGAGTAAGTGATCGAGAACGTCAGCCGCACCCACACGCCGTCGGCCTGCTGCTGCTGCTGAACAGAGAGATCCGTGACAGTCGCGACCCGGAAACCCTGCAGGCCGAGAGGTGGGCTGCTGGCGTTCACCCAGCCCTCGATCTCGGCCAGGACCCGGAACGCCTCAGCCCGGACGGGGGCGAGGTCGTTGCCACCCGAGGTGCCGTCGATGCAGCACCGGATCGACCCGGTCTCCTCGTGGGACCGGGACGGCCCGATGGGCCCGGGGACCTGGCCGGAGGTGCCGGATTCCTCGGCCTGAGTGGGGTCTCCTGCCCAGCCGATCGACACCCACAGCGTGAGCGGGACCGCTTCACCGTCGACGACGACGTCGATTTCCGACGGGTCGGAGTCGAGCTGGTAGTCGGGGCCGTCGAACACGATCACCCCGCCCCCGTACGCGGGGTACGGGGCCCGGTACCCGTCCAGCCCGCGGACACCAGCCACGACGGCTTCTACGGCCCCAAGCCACCGGACGGGCACCTGCGCGGGGGTCACGCGATCCCGCCCGTCATCTCGCCGTCGAACAGCTCCTGCGCCCGGCGGTCGATGGACGAGGAGTTGCGCCAGGCTTCGGCCCACTCGGTGGTTGCGCCCCCGCGGGGTGCGGAACCGGCGCCGCGCTCGTCCTCCCACATGTGGCGGATGAGCCTGCGGACCCCGGTGAGGATGTCGTCCGGGACGTCGGTCACGCCGGCGACGTAGGTGACGGTGATGTTCGCCTGGCCGGGGAGCCACCGGAACGGCGCGAGGGGCACGCCGCGGGTGAGGAGCCCGGCAGGCTTGTCGAGCGTCCAGTCGCCGGCCCCGAGGGACCTGGCGGCTTCGGTGACGCTGGTGATGGAGATTACAGGTCTCCGGGTCAGGATCAAGGTCGTCCGGCCGCCGGACAGGACGTCCGTGAAGGTCCGTTGGACCCAGGTCTTGCCCGTGTACTTCTCGGCGAGCTCGGTAGCGCCTTGGATGATCTCCTGGAGCCTCGCGTCTTGACCGGTCGCTCCGACGCGTAGGTACGACTTGGCGTCGTCGAGGCTGATCAGGGAGATCGACATGGTCAGGCCTCGGCCTGGACCTGCCCGCGGGAGGCCTTGTAGCCCCAGGTCTTGAGGTCGGCGTCGACGGCAGCGATGCGTGCCTTCGCGCGCGCGGCTTCCTGTTCGGTGACGGCAGCGGCGGCGTCCTGGACGTACCGGGGACGCTCGGCCAGGAGCGCGGCGATTCGGTTGGTCGCGGCGACGCGGTTGGTGGGCCTGGATCGCTCGGCCGCGGCGGCACGCAGCTCGGCCGCAGTCGGGAACTCGGCACTCATCTGTTTTGTCTCCCTTGAGGTGTCGGATTTCCGGCCCAGGACGCCCCCGCCCCTGGGTGGGGCAGGGGCGTCCTGGTGGCGGTTGGGATCAGAAGGTGGGCGTGGTCATTCCGGTGCCGTTGACCTGCGCGGTCGCGCCGGGGTACCGGCCGAACGTGTAGGCCATGTAGCCGGTCGCGACGAACAGGACCTGGAGGTTCGCGGCGGCCGGCTGCTCGCACCGCAGGAACAGCGGGGCGTTCGGGTCCTCCCAGAGGTGGCACTCGTTGGGGTCGACGATGAACGTGGCGTCCTCGGCGCCTCCACCGAGGTTCGTCGCGATGTTGTTGTCGACCACGACGGGCGTTCCGTCGGGCAGGCTCCCGCGGATGTCGGAGGCGTACCGGGAGTCGTCGGACGTCCCGGTGTTCAGGGTCGGGGTGTCACGACGGCCCAGGAACGGCCAGACGTTGCCGGTGGCGGCCTGCATCCACTTCCACCGCCGCGAGTGCATGATCACGACGTTGTCGCCGGACGCCTGGTCGAGCAGGGCGGCCTCGATCGCCGCGGCCCCCGCGATGATCTTCGGCCAGAATTCCGGGACCGTGGGCGACGCGTCGGTGTAGGTGACCGACGGGGCGACGGCTCCGAGACCGGTCGTGGCCTGGTTGATGAGGGTGGAGTCGAGGTTGGTGTGGAAGGACCGGAACAGGTCCTCCATGGTGATGTCCAGCGCCCCGGGGGCCCGGTCGATGGACTGCCGGGACATGGTCTGCTGCCCGGCGATCGTCTGGATCGCGATGGTCAGGAGCGTGTCGTCGTAGGACTGCTCGGTCACGGCGTTGCCCTGAGCGGCCTGGACCCCGGCGGAAGTCCCGGTGGTGCCACGACCGATGTACGCGGTCATGCCGGTCTCGGGAAGGTCGTGGTGGCGGCAGACGTTCGCGAGGTGGCGGCCTGCCTTCGCGGCGGGCGCGAACAGGTCGGTCAGGTACTGGGGGACGGTGAGCCCGACGAAGTTCCCGGTGTCGACGGCGCGCTGGAGGTAGTTCGCGTGGTCGACGCGGGATTCCTCGGTGTGCCGGGACAGGCGCGCGCTGGACTCTCCGGCCTGGCCCCGGTGGATGAAGTTCAGGGCCATGTCCCGCAGGAACATCTCACCGCGGGGGTCGTTGCTCCGGTGGTAGGTGCGCTCGTCGCGGGTTACCTCGATGGACCGGGCGTTGCCGGGCAGGGTCACGCCGGTCGGGGTGACGCGCTGGGCGAGCGCGTCGATCTCGGCGTCGCGGGCCTGCTCGGCCTCGAGGTCTGTGAGGCGGGTGCGGAGTTCGTCGAGTTCGGCGTCGCACGCGTTGCGGGCGGCGATGGCGGCGTCGACGGCCTCCGCGGTGACGGTGGTGTCACCGGCGTTGACCCTCCCGCGGAGGGCCAGGAGGGCGTCCTGGCGGTTCTTGCGCTCGGTCAGCTTGGCGGACAGGGCCGCCCGAGCCTGACGGAGCAGTTCCTCCCAGTTCACTGGGGGTCCTTTCTCTCGTGGCTGTCGGGTTGTGCCGTGTCCCGTCCAGACGGTGTGCCGAGGCCGTGGCGCCGGTCAGCTCGTGCGTTGGGGCGTGGCTGTGCCCCCTCCCCGGTCATGTCGGGGAAGGGCGAACGTGGGGTGTGGCGGGGTTAGGACAGGGCGCACTCGAGGGACAGGCGCAGCGCGAGGAGGTCGACCGGGGCCGCCTTCTGCGCGAGCTGCTGCTCGTCCTGCTCGTCGACGTCGGGGCTGGGCACGCCAAGGGCCGCCGCGAGGGCTTCGATCGCCTCGTCGACGACGCTGTCCACGGCCTGCAACTGGCCCAGAACGATGGACATCTGCTCGGTGGACATGTCTCGGCCGGTCAGCTTGGCGAGCGCCCGAACCTGGGAGCGGATCCCGGCGCTGGTGTGGGGGTTCGCGCCGTAGCCCACGATGGCGACATCACCACGGTGGATGTCGGCCTTGGCGATCCGGTACTCGGTCCAGTCGTCGGACCACCAGCCCTCAGTGATCCGGAACGCGAACGACATCTCGTCGATCAGCCCGGACCGGAGCTTGGGCGCGATGTAGGCGACGTCCGGGTCGGTCGCGTCGAGCCGCGGCGCCCGAACTTCAAGCCCGGCGTCGGTCTCCGACAGGTGCAGCGGGGAGATCGTGTTGCCTGTCCGTGCGATCCGACGGAGGGAGTCGTGCTGGAGGACGAGGGGGACGTCGAGGTCGTCCTGGGCGAGGGTCTCGGCGAACGCCCCGGGGTCCACGGACTCGATGTAGGGGCCCCACATGTCCCACATCTCGTACGGCTTGCCGGTCGCGGACGCGACGCCGTTGAACTCGAAGGTGTCGCCGGAGTCGACGATGTCGGAGCGGGTGAGGCGGGCCGGGGCGCCGCGGTGGGCGTTGCCGGGTTCGGCGGCGCGGCGCTGGGAGGGCCGGTCGGCGCGCTGGCGTGTGCCGGTCGCGCGCGCCTCAGCCGCAGCGGCACGAAGCTGCTCGATGCTCATGGAGTCACCTCTGTGGTGGGCTTGGTCGCTGCGCGGGGCGGGAACAGTCGATCGAACTGGGCGTAGTCGTCGTCCGTGAGCGGGCGCCGCTGGTTCTCGGCCCGAGCCTCATCCGGAGTCAGGATCCGTGAGGTGATCTGCTTGGCCTGGACGTCGGCACGGGTCTGCGGGTCCATCCGCATCAGCGCGTCCTGGTCCAAGATGACCCGGCGCGGGCGCGGGGTAACGGTGGTCAGCGCGGCCTCACGGCGCACGATCACCGGACCCAGGTTCATCGTCAGGAGCTGGAGATTGCGCTGGGAGATGTTCGCGTAGGTCACTGCCTGCCCGGACACCGCGGCGTCGATCAGGTCGGACGGGACTCCGAAGAACCGGCACACGTCGACTGCCCCGTAGCGCATCTCTTCGAGGAACGCGCTGGAGGAGTACTCAGCGTCGGCCATCTTGTATTCCCAGCGCTTGTCGAGAACGATGATGTCGCGGGACTGCGCGGCGGCCCGGAACGTGCGCTTCGCCTCCGACGCCTGCTGGGTGGTCAGGGACTTCTCGGTGTTCTTGAGGATCCCGCTGGGTACGGCTCCGGCACCGAACCAGTTCAGGGCGAACTCCTGCGCGCTGAGGTA